ATGGAGGAGAAAATTCCTGAAGAATTATGTATTGAAATATTTAATCAAGTAAATACTTTTACATTAATTTAAAATTATAAATTAAAATATTATATTGATATATAAATGAGTTTTACAAAAGATAAAGATAGTGATAATTATATTACAAATAAAGAAGAATGGTTGAGAATAAAAGAATATATTCCAAAAGATAAATTAATATGGTGTCCATTCTATTGTGACGGATCTATGAAAGAATATTTTAAAGATATGGATTTAGATATTATACATAATGACGAAGACTTTTTTAAAAATAATAAAAGAGATATAGTAATTGATAATCCGCCATTCTCTAAAAAAAAAGAAGTATTAATTAGATTAAAAGAATTAGATAAACCTTTTATATTAATAATGAGTTCTATGTTATTAAGTTATAAATATTTTCAAGAATTATATAAAGAAGATATACAAGTTATTATACCACAAACAAGAATTAAATTTAGACATTTAAATAGCAGTAATAATAATTATACACCTCCATACGCAAGTTTCTATTTTTGTTATAAAATGAATTTAGATAAAGATTTAATTTTTATTTAATTATAATTTATTCCAATTTATTCGTTTTCCTTTTTTTTTAATTTCTAAAGCTTTTTTAATTTGACTTTTTGTAAATGATTGTGCTAATGAAGTAGTATTTTTATTTACTTTAATTGTAGGACGACAAATTGTGGGATTTTTTTTTTGTTTTGGGTGTTTTTCACCACAAGCAGTTAAATTTTTAATATTAGATTCTATACCCATAGCAATAGGAGTTAAATTTTTCCACTTTTCTTTATTCCAAGTAGCAGTTCCACTTCTTTTTAAATTTTTATTTATTCTTCCACCAAGTCTTTCATATTCCTCTACTAAATACATAGATTTATAAGCACTATGTTTTTTATACTTTTCATCAGCTAATTTTTTTGCACGATTATAAATATCTTTATCTAAAAATTTATTACTCATATATTTATATATTATAAAATAATTTACATAGCACTAGATAAATCACCATTAGGAGCCATTTGATAGAATGATTCAACAATAGAGAATGTAGTAGCAGTGCAAGCAGCAGCAAGAGCAACGGTACAATCTAATTCAAGAACAGATGGAGATGAATTCTGTGCCGAATTGTAACCAACCATTCTTAATCCGTCGTCGCTCATCTTTTTAAGATCAACCGAGAATAAACCACGAGGAACATTAGTTCCAGTAGTAGCGGGGGAAGCAGCATATACACCGTCAAATTCATTTACTAACTGTCCTACGGATACAGTAGATTTAGCATAATCTTCACCGTGTTTTGCTAGTGCTTTAAGGGTTTCTTCGTGGGCGCGACCAAGATTTAAACCGTCTTCTGCTACTGATAGTTTAATATTGGACGCGGGAAAGTTAGTTCCATTTATCTGGTAGTGGAACTCTGTTATTTTATCAGTAGAATTTACATCAGTATAACCGAATGAACCATTTGAGTAATTAGCATTAGTAGAATCAGCAGTTGCTACTCGTAGAGCAGTAACCATACCAAGACAACTAATAGAGCGGTCGTTAATTTGGAGAGTTTTTGTTCCAGCAGCTAAAGGAACAGCATTAATATAAGTTTTTGCCGTAGTTCCACTCCACATTATGCCTTCCTGCGCTACTACGGATTTATAGCTAGCTAATACATCGCCATTTAATACTTGCATAACCGGACAATATAAAGTAGGATTAGTGATAGTGTATGTAACTGCACCAGCAGAAGCTAAAGCCTGTGTATTAGGAGCTAGACGAAGGACTAGTTCTAATTCAGTTAAACCCATAGGGAGTGCTTTACCTAGATTATTTTTTAATAAACCAGATTCTAATTGAATAACGAAATGTTTAGAATGTCCTGTGCTAATAAATTCACCAGCAGCAGAGTTTTCAACTGGGACAAGTAATCCGTTTGTAGCGGCAATAAATGCATCTTTTTGAGCATTTACAGATGTAATTAAAGCAGCAACATCCGCTCCGGAAACATTACCAAAAGCACCAACTGTATTTTTACAATTTAAACCACCAGAACCAGATTCAGTTACTTGTTTATAAAGATCATTAACATCATTATTATAATTTTGTCTAATAGCATTATATAAACCATACGAGTTAATCTGTTCTACAATTGAACCATTAGCTTCAATAGTCATACGGTCAAATACACAACCAGCATGAGTATCAATAACAGCATCAGCAGTAGCAGTTGTTATTTGAAAATGTAAATAATGTTTTTCAGTTTGCATAAAACCATTTGCTGAAATTCTTATGCGAATTTCATTACTACCAGTAGGACTGAATGAAACACCATTAACAGATGAGAAACGAGCTAATGTGGTTTCAGCTTGAACTGCGGTAGCCCCCATTAAACCGTATCTTATACTTTTCGGCATATTGGAATTTGTAATAGACATATCTATATTAGTATTTTAGAAAATATTTTTAAATTCTAATTTAATTTAAAAAAATATGAAAAATAATTCAAAATTTTCTTAAATTCAAAAAATAAATTTAATTAAAGTATTTTTAATTAAAAAATAAAATATATTAATATAATGAAGATAGTAGAAAATAAAGAATTAAATAATATTGCTATTACAAAACAAAGCATAGATGATACAAGTGATTTACCTTATATACCACCACATCCATTACCAGCGAAAAGTTTTGCTATGTTAGTAGTCGCCCCAGCTGGTGGAGGCAAAACTTCATTTTGGACTAGTTTATTATTAAGTCACCCAACTAAAAAAAAACCAGATATAAATAGAATCTATTATAGATATTTTGATAAGATTATATTATTTAGTCCTTCAAAAGATACTTTACCTATGGATAAATTAAAATTAGATGAAAGTAGATGTTTTTTAAAATATAATGATGAAGATTTAATAAACTTTATTGAAGAAGAAAAAGAAGGTGAGAATTTAAATAATCTTATTATATTAGATGATTCTATTAAACAAATTAAAAATAATAAAGAAATTCATAAATTAGTATTAAATAGAAGACATATTACGCATAATCCAGACGAAGATAATAAAGCTGGTTTATCAGTACTGATTACTAGTCAAAAATTTAATGCAGCGGATACATATTTACGGAATAATATGAGTGATATTATTATATTTAAAACTTCTGTTAAAAATGAATTAGAAGCTATTAAAAATGATTTAATGAGTGATTTAGATAAAGATTTACAAGATAAATTATTAAAAAAAGCTTTTGAAAAAAAGTATGGATTTTTATACATTAAAAATTATATGCCTACTGTTGATAGATATTATATTAATTTTGATAAAGTAGTATTTGAAGATTTAGATGGTGATGGTGAAGATGATATTATAATTGAAAATGAAAAAAATGATAAAGTAAAAAAAGATTTAAAAAAATAAATTTATAAAATATTATGGAATTTTTAATTCAACAAAAATTAAATACTTTATTAAAAAAAGAAGTAAAACATTTTAAAAATTTTATGTTAGATGAAAATTATGAAGAATTTAAAAATTATGATACTGAAGCATGGTTTAGTTTATATATTTATTCTATTATAAATGATTCTAATGCATTAAAACAAGTAAAATTAAAAAGTATTAAAGCTGGAATAAATCAAAAAGACTTTAACGAATTTTTTTATATTAGCATGAAGTGGTTACGAAAACAAGAATTAGGTTTATGGAGCTGGTATGAAGCTGATTATTTTGATATAAAAATAGAAGATTGGAAACAATCCACTTTAACATATACTTTAATTTAAATTTACTTTATTATAATTTTTTTTTTCTATTATAATATTATTATGTGTAAAGATAAATATATTTTACGAATGACTAATACTGTGATAGGAAATGAAGCAGCTGATTTAAATGCTGATAAAAATGCTGTATCAATTAGATTACCAGCACATTTACGAAATAAGGGAAAATGTAATATTAAAGTAATTTCAATTCATATTGCATTACAAAATGCTACTGCTAATAGAGTTGTTGCTAATGGTGTAAATCTAATTTGTATTAGAAGTAATATTCCTAATTTAGGACATAGTAACGAAAATAATGCTTTTAATCAAATTTTAGGAGAAGCAGTTATACCAGCGGATACTACACGAGCGGTTAGTATTGATGCGACAGAAGCATTAGAATTTACTTGTGGAGCATTACCAGATGTAATTGAATTAGAGCGTATGTGTTACGATCATGCGAATAATTTTAATTTAATAGCTGCTAAAAATTATACAACAGCAGTAGTACCATTCCAAGTTGTATTAGAAATTACATTTGATAGTGATGAAAATAGACATAATTAAAAATAGTAAAGTAAAAATATTTTATTTTATATTATTATAGTATGGATGATATAAATGAATTTATTAGAAATGAAAATATAAAATTATATAATTTACAAACTGGATTATCAGCACAACAAAGAGTAAGATTATTACCAAAAATTAAAAATATTAGATTTTTATTAACTTTATTACAAAATGAAAATTTATCAAAAAAAGATTCAAAAAATTTAGAAAAAAGGATAGAAGACACTACTGATAAACTAGCAGAAAAAACAAAAAAAGAACAATTACATAGTTTAAATACATTAGCAATTGTAAAAAAAATTAAACCAAATATTACTGAAATAGATGCAGAAACTAAAAAAAAAGCATTAATGGTTAAAGCTAGTGCTGATTATGATACTTTACCAGATGAAACAATTACAAATGCATTTTTAGCAGATAATGATATTAATTATAGTATTGACCCAGAATTATCTAATAAAGAAGGATTAGTATTAGTTAATAATGATAATCCTAATGATATTAAAATGGCTTTTAGAGGAAGTAAAATGAATAATGCGAAAGATTGGATTAGTAATGGTAAAATACTTTTAGGAAAAGAAAAAAGTAATTCTACTTTTGAAGATTCATTTAATGATACATCTAATCAAATTGAAGCTGTAAAAGCAAAATATGGAACTTTACCAAATGAATTATTAGGATATAGTCGTGGAGGCACAAAAGCTATTTCTGCTGGTGATGCTTTTGGAATAAATACAACTACATTTAATAGTTTTGTTGGAAGAAATATTTTAAAATCACGACAAACTAGCGCTCAACATACATCT